AGATATGGTCCGGGTGCCAATACGAGTGTTCGCATGGCGGAAGCTTCCTTGTCAGGGAAGCTGTCAGCCGCACTTGCGTGTAGCGAAGACCTAATGCCTACCGTGGGAATACTGCTCTCGCAGTTTCCTAACCTCGCAGCCCATCACTCTGTGAAGAGTCATACGCTGCTGCCGCTTTGGGTAGACGATCCTGACCTTGAAGTCAGGGCAATCGTTCCCGTCCGGCAGGACGATGGCAAGTTGGTCTTCGTTCCGAAGAATGCAAAGACTCATCGGCCCATAATTGTTGAGCCCGTATTAAATGGGCTTGCGCAACTTGGGATCGGTACCTATCTTAAGGGTAGGTTGCGTTCTGTGGGCATAGACCTCACGGATCAGGAGAGGAATCGTAAGCTTGCCTGTCGTGGTAGTGAAGACGGAAGTCTAGCTACTATTGACTTGAGCAGTGCCAGCGATACTCTCTCGTGGGGCCTTGTCTCTGATCTGTTACCTCCTGAATGGCTCGAATTCCTCGGGCAGTTTAGGACGGGAACCTTCACTTACGATGGTGCCTCGTACCGTCTGGAGAAATTCAGCAGTATGGGGAATGGTTATACGTTTGAGCTGGAGTCCTTAATCTTTTGGGCTCTGGCTTGGGCGTCGACCTATTCCGTCGGTGGTGATGTCAGGGATATCGGCGTATTCGGGGATGACATCATAATCCCCGTCAATGCGACGCAGATTTTCTTCGAGGTACTGGACCAAGCCGGCTTTTGGGTTAATCCCGATAAGTCGTTTTGGGACGGTCCTTTTAGAGAATCCTGCGGTGCCGATTGGCTCTCTGGGAAGGATGTTCGACCGTTCTACTTAAAGGACGTTATATCGGACAAGCTTCTCTTCTGTTTCCATAACTGGGCCCTTAGGAGAGGCGAGCGTGAGCTTGCTAATCTTTGTGAGGCCTGGACTTGGAAACACAATCGTTTATACGGTCCTGATGGGTATGGGGATGGCCACCTCCTTGGTAGTCATACCTTGTATTCCAAAAGAAGGAATCGTCGAGACGGTTGGGAGGGAGGTTATTTCGATACGTATTCTCTCCGAACACTTCGCCTCAAGAAGCGAAGACCGGGAGATTGGCTTATCCCAGGATACAGTATTTATGCTGCTCCTGGGATTGAGACACCATTAGATCCCTATGTAACAAGGGGAACTGATGGATACCGTCGAACCTCTATCTACACGCTCTCAACTACGATCTTTTGTGGTTGATTAAGCTGTATTCAGCCTTGACCCTTAGTAAGGGTCTGACAGCATGGAAAGACAGCTGGGGGCCCGGT